ACCTGAAGTTCCTTGTTCCACTTCGACGGGTCGGGCTGTTCTTCGCGGAGGCGCTGTTGCCAGCTAGCAGGGATGCTCATGCAGGTCTCGCTTGCTTCATAAATTCTTCTCGCTTGGATTCAGGAATGCCGAGCTTGTCCATGAGGCGCTGGTCTTCCGGCGTGACGCGCACAACGTTGTCGCTCTTTCCCGTTGCGCCTGCATCCTCAGCGAAGTAGTACGTTTTCTTCGTCGGGTCTGCTTTCAAGCCCTTCGAGCGAGCGCGTGTGCCGATAATTCCGTCAGCAACCTTACGAACCGTCGTGTCGTAATCTTTCGCGGCTTTGTACATCGGGTGAACTTTGGCGAGCGTCTCGCGCAATTCGGGGATTATTTCTCCCCAGCCTTGTGCGTTCATATCCGATACCACGCGGTCTTCGATGAGCTGACCATTAATTTGCGCTACCGTGGTTTGCAGCGGGGCAAGGCGAGCGGCAAATGCTCCATCCTCATCGCCGTCCATGACAGAAGGAATCTCAACGTTCTCGATCTTCGGGGCAGGCCGCGCTGTTGCAGTTTTGATTTCTTCGATGCGCGAGTCGAATGATTCTACCTTCTCGCGGATAGGCGCTACCACTTCTTCAAAGCTCTTGCGCATCTTGGCGAGGAGTTCATCTTGCGAGGCGTCTTGCGTGGGCTTGTCGGCAGGTTTGTCTGCGGGCTTGTCTTCCGGCTTTTCTCTTCCGAGCCAATCTGTCGCCATCTGCGCTCCAAATAAAAAAAGGGCCAAGTCCGAGGACTCAGCCCTTCAAGTTTGCCCGCGCTGCGGGAACGTGAATCGGGGTTACGCGAAGATTAAATCTTATTCACTCCTACGCTGTCAACTACTTTCTCGCGCCACTGTATCGAGCCGACTGAGCCCTGACTGAAATGGATTATAAGCTGCCCCGTTTTCTTGGCGTGCTTGATTGCGCGCGCTATCTCCGCGTGGCACTCGACAGGTATCTCTGATTCCGTCCAGCGTGATTGCGTGACTGGGAGTGCTTGGGTCAAGCGTCATCATCCGAAACGCTGCACATACTGATGAGCCAAGATTTCGTAACGTCGAGTAGAAAACCTAGCTGCGCGAGCGTTGAGTCCTTCGTCACAATTGCACCGTGCGTGTTATTATTGCCTTCCTTCGTCTCGTAAATCACGATGACGTGCTGCATTTCGTCGGCGTGCTCCATTGCTTCGAGCAAGCAATCAGTCGCGGTGTCTTTGTTGATTCGCTTCACTTCTTCGCCTTCAACGCGTCACCGAGTCCCAGCAGAATATCCATCGCATAGATAATTCCTCGCTGCCAATTGGACTTTGGAGTTTCGTCATTGAGGTACAAGCGGCGGTGCGCCTCCATTTGGTTGGCCTGCAAGTCCAGGCACAACAGTCGCCAGCCCTCCCCCTCCACCATTGTTTTGCGGGCTTCCGGGTTGCTGTTGAGATTGTCCCATCCCAGGAGTTCCAACGGCTGGTCCTGCTTGCGCTTGCTCATCGGGCCATTCCACCTCCGCCACGAATTCATCGGGCTGGTCTGAGATTGCGAAGTCTCTGATGACTTGCCGCATCATGTTATCCTGCGACTCGACGATAGACCGCATTACTTTCTTGAACTGCGGAGGGATTCCCTGCCCTTGCGCGATGGCCTGAAGCAACTTCACTTTGTTCGCGTCGTGCTGCATCAGCGTGGTTTTGAGCAGCATGAGATTCTGCTTCTCGACTTCCTTGTTCACTGAAGCGGTTGCGGCGCGGATAGGAATTCTGACCTTGCCGTCGAGCAAATCTTTGAGCGATTCCTTCAGCAAATCATCGTCTAGCCCGAACATCGAGCCGTGCGCGCCCGTGCCCATTTTCCCGTAGAGCTTGGTGCAGAGCGTCAATAGCTTTACGTGCGTGTGCCGAAAGTCCGATGTCCGATTGTTCGTGCGTGAGTTTCCTGCCGTCATCGTTGCGAGTACGCCTTGACTTCCGTACTGACCCTTTTTATTAACTGACCCGGTTCCCATGCCTTGAATCGACGGCCCGACACCTGCCCGCTCATCTGCCAGCCTGATCGCCATCTCTTCGTCCGCAATCCCACCGTCGCCGATGTCTGACGGCTTGTTGACGATACCCCAAGCGTCAGGGCCGCCCGGCAAAATACACAATGGATAAATCTTGATGTTCTTATCCATGTTGTAGTTCGTGGTTGTCAGAATGCCGGTGATTGCCATCGTGCGCGCGTCAATGCGCTGGTTATGTTGGGTCGAGACTTCCTCTTGCGCGTTCGAGAGCATCTCCGCGTAGCCCACTCCACGCACGCCTTTGTCCGCGATGTTGAGCTTCGTCGGTATAATCGCGCAGGCGTTGTCGGGCATGAAGTTGAATATCTTACGAAGCACTGTCCGAGTGCTGAAGTGATACGACCAAATGAGGTCTACTTTGACTTGCTGCAACTTCCCTGACTCATCCTTGACCTTGATCCACCACCAGAACCAGCACTCGTGAACGTCCCATTCAGCAAGGATTTTCGAGGCATCGTCTAACTGCACACCTTTCTTCTGCTGCTCGCGGCGCTTCTCTTCGACTGGCCCGTAGCGGTCAGGCTTGCCAAGAATCTTTTCAACTTCTTCCTCATCGTAGTAGCCGCTGAAGGCCCGCTCTTGCAACTCGTGCTTCGAGAGTCGGCGCTTATGATACTTCAGCCTAGATTTGTCCCAGCTCGTTGCGCGCGGGTCGCACACCGCATCTTCGTACTCTAAGTTCTCGACTTTCGGGCCGTCGTAAGCTAACTGCCCTTCGAGCTTCTTGCGCTTGGTGTCGCCGTCATAGCCGATAGCTCGAATGTTAACCCTATGCTCAGGAATGACTTTGAACGGCGCGAAGCCCAACCGGGCACAGTCAGCGAATCCGACGCTCTCAATCCTGTACAAGTCAAGCTCGTCAGGCTCGTAGGCTACGATATCAACGAACCGCTCTAAAATGCGGCGCTTCTCGCTCGTGCGTTTGGGGTCGTCAGTCTTGGCGGGATAGCGGAATACGCCTGTCGGCGACACGGCCCAGATGATTTCAATCACTCGTGCGGTGATCTCATCAACACGCTGCCCGACTATTTGCACTACGAGATTTGAGCAGTTAGACCACGGGAAGGCTTTCTCTTTGTCGCGCGGCTTGCCTTCAGAAATTCTGCGCCATTCAGGAGCTTTGGAGATGAACAGGTTCTTGTGCGCGTCGTCGTAGACTCGGATGCTCTCATGCAGCCAGGTCTTGATTTCTCCGTCGATGTCTTCGCCGAACGAGGCGGTGACTAAATCGAATTGTTCCGGCTCGTGCTGGGTGAGAGCGTAGGCGTTTTCGAGGTCAGGCATTTAGTATCGGCATCCTCTAGCCTTCCGCTCGCGCCGCAAAGCGTACTGACGTTCCCTGAATTCGGGCTTTGCCCAGTACAAATGACGCCGAACATCGTAGCAAGTCTTGCAATGCCTTCCCGGTCGAGTGGATATCGTCAACAAATTATCACCGCTCAGTGGGTGACCGTGCTTGCAATGAGTTTTGAGTATTCTGCCGCGCCTGAAGTTCTCAACAAGTGTCACTGGCTCGAGGCATAGACCGAAAGGAATTTCTCCTACGAGGAGTTGGTAAACGAGGCGATGCGCTAAGACTTGAATATCGCGCCCAGCAACCCAGAATAGTCCATATCCGCTCAGTGCGATGTGACCAACCCAATTCCAACAGCCGTCACCGGGCTGACGCTCAATTCTCTGCTCCACTTTCGGTGGGAGAACCATCGCGCGAATTATACACCCAACGTCAATACCCACAAACACCTGCATCGCGCTGCGTCCACTCGTCCTGACGCTTCTGGATTTCTCTCATCACCTGACGCTTCTGGGTAAGATTGAACAGTTGAGGTGAATAGGCCACGGTATCCAACAGATCTACGTCCACCATCTTCCCTCGGTAGTAACTGCTGTATTCCATACGAAACTGTTTGCACTTGTCCCTATGTATCCAAAACTGCCCGTTGCGAAAATATGGTTCAAGCGACTCGATGCGGCGATCTTTGGCGTTGGCTCGATTGTCTTTCGGAAGTTCATTGAATCTAAGTTTTAGCTTGTTCGGGAGCCTTGCATTCAGCTCTTCCAAAAAAAGTTTACAATATATTTGACTTGCCACCGCTTCAATCCACACTTCCTGCTGGTTCCACTTCTCAGGCCCGCACATCTCGAATAGCTTCTCGCCCATATCGCGGTACCCAACCGACTCAGCCCATTCATCGAGCAGATAGAACTTCAGCGTCGCGGCGTCAAAGCCAACAACCGATATTGCGTGCTTGCAGCGCCCGTTCTTGCCCGCATGATTCGGGTCGAGAATGACTCTGAGGTCCAAGCTGCCGGCGAAGATATCTTCAGGCTGCTCTTCATCCGGCTCGTTCGGGTGTGCTTTCTCCGGTACGTGATGCGCGATAAGCAGGAAGTTCGAAGGGTCGTCGATCGGCTTTGTTGG